CGTAGGCGCCCGCCCAGCGGCGGGCTTGGCGGACGTGGTGGCGTTGTTGGCGGCGGGTCAGGCGCGCGCGTGACATTGGGTCAGCGGCTGGCCGGGAAGATGTGGGGGAGGGATTTCGCCAGCGGCGCCTTCAGCTTCCGACGCTCCTCCGCCAACCGGGCGCGTGACCGCTCCTCCGCCGCGGGGACGGCATCCCGCACCTGCTGCTTCATCGCTTCCAAGGCATCGGATTTAACGTGATCGCCGGCGCGCAGCGCCGCGTTCATCCGGTTCGTCAGCTTGAGCAGCGCCCTGTCCAGGTCTGTCCGCGTGGTCTGCGGGTCTTGCAATTGCTTCGCGATATCGGGCGCAGGACTTGCCTTGGGCTTGGCCGCGCGAGCGGGCTTGGGGGCGGGGGGCTTAGCTGGGGCGGCTGGCTTCTCAGCACCAGGCGACCGAACAGCATACCGATCGGCAAGTGCCTTCTTCTGCGCAAGCATGTCCTCATACTGCTGCTCGATCTTGTGTCCCTTTTTGCGCAGGTCATCCAATCCATTGCGGTCTCTTTCGTACTCCCACTGCGTCACGTCCGCTTTAATATGGGCCGCGGTCTCCGCGTCGATCTCAGGCGGGAATGGCTTGAACTCCCCGGAATCAAGGATACCCACTTCCATGTCACGCTTTAGATCAGGAAGCCATACCTTGAAATAGTTCGTATCAAATGCACGCGCCACAAAGCCGACTCGGAACGGCTTGCGCGGGGCTTTCTCTGTCAACTGTTTCGGGGTGATCGATAACGGGTCGGGGGGCTCGGGCTTCGCGCTGGCCGGCGCGCTTGCGGGCTTGGGCTTGGCGTTAGGCGCCCCCGCAATCGCCGCCCGATCGGCAGGGGTTGATCCGATGAGGGCGCGGGGGGCGGGGGCCTGGGGTGACTTCGCCCCCATCCACCCCGGCTTCTCCACCGGCTTGAAGTCCCGGAAAAACTCCGCCTCATCCGCGGTCAGGTCGACATTCGGCGTGTTGTCGACGAAGTATTGACGCGCGATCTCGCGCCGCTTCGGGTCGTCGATGCTGTCGAGTTGCTTGCCGACGCGGCTGTAAAACGACTCCAGGTTATCGCGCGAGTTCTTGTAAGCCTCAGCCGCATACCGGCCTTCGCCCTGAAACTGCTTGTCGGTCTTGCGCGCCCGGTCCAAGCCTTCGCTGAATCGCTTGGCAGGATCGAGAATGGAATCAAAATGCTGCTTTGCGGATTCGGGGATTTCTTCGCGCTCAGGCTCCGCAGGCTTCTCCGCCGCCCGCACAATCTTCACCGGCTTTTTCCCGACGGTGCCGGCCGCTTTCCTGCGCTCGAAATCGTCTTTCACCTGGGCCGCTACCTGCCGCGACAGCACCTCGCGCTTTCGCTTCAGGTTGCCGTGGATCGCTTCCATCAGCGCCTTCTTGCTGCCGAAGTCCTTTGCATCGTGCTCAGGGTCGACCAGGAACAGCCGGCGCGCCAGCGAGTGAGAGTCATCGGCGTTCAGGTCGTGGAAGGCGTGCAAGGCTTCACGCTGCCGCCCATGCGCAAGGTGGTGCAGGACATGCTCTTCGCGATGCGACATGTGAGCGAACTCGGTCCGGCCGCGCTCCGGCCGCTTATCGGTGTAACTGTCGACCCAATGCCGTTGGCCGGTCTTGGCGTTCAGCCGGTAGTGGCCGTGGATGTAGGCTTTGACCAGGGCGTGATGAGCGGGGTTGGGAAAGATCAATAGCATGGGCATGGGTGCGGTCTTGCGTAGGGGGTTGGGATGGTCGATACTGAACGCTGCAGCCGCCTCCGCGTGAGGTGATGTCTGGCCGCTACCAAGTGCTGCACTGGTGACACCGAAGGGGATCACTCCCGCCCCATGGGGGCTTGAAGCATCGGGGAAGGCGGACGACGGCTCGCTTTTTTGGAGCGGGCCGTTATTTTTTCTAGGGTTCTGTCGACGAAACAATCGTGTGACATCCTCTATCGTCTTGAAGTGCGCGCTGCTGAACCGATAGGTGTCGCCAGCCTCCCACTTCAATACCACGGTGTAATGCCTCCCGCCGATACGCTGTTCCAACAGCAAATCGGCATCCCAATCACGCAGCCGGCGCTGCGGATGATCGATGACTTGCAACAGCCGCCCCAGAGCGTGGGCGCGATCGGGATCGAAACCCCTCTTTCCGGTTTTCTGCTGGCCCCCGATATCGGCCGTGAAGGCATGAGTATTGTCAGCATCAAACCGCACCTTGATCGGATACGCCTTCCCGCCCGAGTGAACCGTCAAGGCCAGGGTCTTGCCGCCCAGGTGCGCCCGCCACCAGGCGCGGGCCTCGTCCAGCGTGGACAGGCTGGCGCTGCTGGGCAACACCGGGGCGCCAGTTCCGGCGCTACCTCCTGAGCCCGGACCCTGGGGCGCCTGCTTGACGTGACTTCCGCCGTGCTCCGTGCCCCACCAGCCGCGGGCCTTGGAGAAGAACAGGGCGCGCGGTTGGTGGGGTTGTGTGCTCATGGGCGTTAGTGTGGCGTCACGACGCGGCAGGCAGCGTCCCGGCGCTGATACTCCTCCGCATACCGGGCGACGCGCTCCCACAGGGAATCCTTCAACTCACGATAGGGCGTCCGCCGCTGGATTAGTTGCGCCAACAACTGGTCCAGGTCGAACTTCAGTTGCTCAACGTGACGCAGCATGGGTTCCGGCATTTCCTTGATCTTGTAGCCGTAGCGCAGGGTTATCCGCCGGGCCACCGAGATCATGATGCCCTTGAGACTTTCGGCTTTTGGACCATCGCCGTTTTCGTCCTGATACCCGGCCAGGCTCGACACGCGATCCGTGAGCGCCTTCTGGGCTACCGCCTCCGCCGACAGGGCAATCTCGCGGCGGTTGTGCTCCACCGTCAAGGCGGTTGACTTCTTACTCATGGTCGAACCCTCCGGAGATAGCCAGACGTATCATCTCGGCCAGTTGGTCGATTTTCTTCGCCCCGTGCTCCCACTCGCGGCGAATCTCCTCGGGGGGCGCCCCGCCATGGGCCGGGTCGAAGGCGTCACTGATCAGGACCGCAATGGAGTTGATCAGATGGTCAGCCTCTACGATCCGGGGGCGGTGACGGGCAACCGCCTGGTTGGCTTCGGTCAACGGCTCCAGTTCGCTCTTCAGGAACGCGATGCGCTGCTCCAGCGATACCAGTTGGGCCTCGCGCGAGTCGAGGGTGGATTGCTGCTCGCGCAGCTTGTTGGTGACGCCCCGCTGGATCGCATCCTCGCGCTCGTGCTTGAGGCTCTTGATGGTGTCCTTGAGTTTGTCGGCCTGTTCCTTGGAGTGCCGAATCTCGGCTCGGGCTTCCAGGACCTTGGCCTGAGCTAACCGCTCGGCTTCCAGGGCGAGGGTGCGGCGCAGCGTGGCGGCTTCAGCCTGGGCCGTCTCGGCCTTCTGTTCGGCAACCGTGCGCGTCTTCTTTTCGCCGATGGCTTGTTGGCGCCAGGATTCTTTTTCCTCTTGGAGTTTGTCCACGGCTTCCTGAACCAGCCGGGCCGTCAGCTTGCGACCGTCCTCTTCGGCTTTGGCGGTCGCTTCGGCCCAGACGGTGCGGCGTTCTTCATCGGACAAGGGAGCGAGGGGGCGCAGTTGGCTCTCTGGGGTAGAGTTGCCAATTGGCAACTCAAGCACTTTTTCTATCGCAGCAGCATTCGCAAGGCGATGAAGGTAAACGTTCTCATACCCGAGTTCCGCCTGTCCGTATTCCTCAAAGGAGGCATACCCAAGCGCCTTCCATCCTTTGCGGTCCCGCATGTCGAGCAAGAGTGCGCGCAGGGTCGTGATGCCGGCCTTGATGGCGGTATTGGTCCGCCGGGCTTCGGCCTGGGTCATCTCCGCGAGGGCGATCTGGTCGGTTGGGGGTAGGGTCATGTCGTTCATACCCCCACCTCCGACAGCGTCTCGCCCCGCGCCACGGCGTCTACCTGATCGGCCGGCCACAGCCAACGTCGGTTCGCGAGCTTGACCGGCCGCAGGCCCAGGTACTCGCCGCGCTCGCGCAGCCGAACATGGATGGTTGGTATCTGGACCCCGAGTACCGCGGCGGTCTGCGCCGTGGAGTAACCGCGGGGTGGTTGGGTGTTGGAAGCCATGATGGCGATACTCAGCAAGGCACCGGAGCATACCGGTATAAAGCAATGCTGGCGTCACGACATTCGGCGCGCCAACATCATTTCATACACAAAGCAAAAAAGCCGGCCCGGTCGGGAGGATACGGGCCGGCAAGACGCTCAGCAGAATGAGCGACGAGGAGGACAGGGGAGCGGACCGGCCGCGGCCGGTCCGTAAAAACAGGGACGCCGCACGCAACGGCGCGGTGTCATGCGTATTCATGCCGACGCCGCCGCCGCGCCCTCCTTGCGCCGGCGCCGCTCCAGTTCGGCCGCCGCTCGGACCGCGCTCGACAGCGGGGCGGCTGGTGCTGGTTCGACGGCTGGTTCCGGCGCCACTTCCGCCACCAACACATACCCCGGAATCCGCACGAACCGCGCGGCCTCATCCGCCGTGAGCGGGTCCGACAGCATCCCGCCGTCGGTCGGCGCGAACCGCACCCCGCTGATCAGCGTGCCCGCGTGGGGCAGCGTGCACAGGACGCGCATCACGCCAGGTCCGGCAGCGCCGCGGCGGTCAGCGCCAGCGCCGCGGTGTTGACGTAGGTCACGGCAATGCCGGTCGCGTCCAGCGCCGTGGTCCCGCCGACGAAGTTTGAGCCGCTGGTGTTAGTGACCACGATGTAGCCCACCCGCACCTTGTTGGCCGACACCGCGGCCAAGGCGGCGACAGCCAGGTCCGCCGTGGCCACGTCCGCGGTCTTGGCGAGGGTGGTCAAGGTCCCGGCAGCATCCATCTCGAAGGCCCAGGCCGCGCTCTTGGCGGTGGCCAAGGTCCCGGCGAGGGCGGCCATGTCGGTGGCGGCCGACTTGGCCACGGCAACGCCCGAGATCATCGCCGCAAAGGCCCCGGTGGACTTCACCAGGACCCCGGACGCGGCCTTGATGGCCAAGGTCGGTGCCGTGGTGAGATAGGCGTTGGTGGTCTTGAGCGTCACCACATCGGCCCGCAAGGCGTTGATGGTCGTGATCAAGGACGTGAGAAAGTCCCCCAGCGGCAGGCGCGCGAGGGTCGGCGATTCGCGGTTCAAGGCCGCGACCAGATCAGTCTGTACGATCGTCATGGGTTGGACTTCCAGCGAGGGACGCGCCCGATCCATCCGGACCAGGGCGCACCAAGGGCAGCAGGACCGGCCTTAACCAAACGGCTTCCAAGCCGCGTTGGTCGGGACGATGTTCTTGATCACCACATGATGCTGGCGCTTGCTGACCCTGAGGTAGCCCATGTGCAGCAGCGCCCACGGTACCGTCGCCGCCGCCGTCGGATACAACTGGAACTCGGTCAGCGGCAGCATCTGCCGCCAGGTCATGGCGGTATGCACCGGGCTGAGATTCAGCAGATAGGCGCGACTGGTACCGGGAATTTCGCGGTTGGTATCCACCCAAGTGGTGGTCGCTCCGGCCTTGGCCACCTTGGCGACATACCGAAAATCGGTGGTCGCGTTGGTGCCGTTCAGGCGGCTGCGGTAGATCACATAACCGGTTTCGGTGCCCGCCGCACTGGCCGTGATGGTCAGCGTCACCTTATCGCCCGCGGCCACCGCCACCTGGGCCGACTTGACCACCACCGACTCACCGAACTTGTTGATGCCGGTGACCGCGTAGTAGTAATTGCCCGCCTGGCCGGCCGCGAACTTGCTCGACACCTCGGCCGCCGCCACTCCGGCCACGGATACCGGCACGAAGGCGTTGGCGGTCGCGGTCGCGGAGAACGCCACCTCGAACGGCAGTTGAAAGTTCTCATCGCGGATGTAGATGTCCCGCGTCACCACCACATCCCCCTGCGAGGTGATGATCCCGCGCACCGGGGTCCCGCGCTGGCTGGCCTGGCCGTTGGGCAGCGCCACGCGCATCGCCGGGTCGAAGTTGGTATCCATGTCCGCACCGACCAGCGGGGAGATCAACAGATCGGTCGGGATGCCGTAGTTACCGCGCCCGGAGATCACCGCCGCCGCCTGGGCGATGGCATTCACCGAACTCAGCGACTGCCCCTCCGCGTCGATGATGTGATCGGCGCTGTTGAGTGCCACCATCTGCGCGTAGATGCCGTCGAACTCCTCCGGCACCACGGCGGTATCACCCTCGAAGCAACCCAACTCCGAATCCTGCAACAGCCGCAAGGTGCCGTTGACGTTCTCCTGCGCCTTGAGGTTGATGAACGCCCCCTGCGTCATCGCCACATAGGTGACCTCACAGCGCGTCATCTGGAACGCCACCCGCCCGGTGCGGCGGTTGTAGGTGCCTTGGCCGGCCGCGATGTTGCCCGCCTCCGAGTTGAACGAGGACCCCGGATGCGCGCCGACCGCGGACAACTCCATCCACTCATCGATGGTCGCCACCGCTTGCGGCTTGGGCAGCTTGTTGAACAGCACAAAGTGCGGGTTGCCCATGATCACCGACTGCAACACCGGATCGATGGACTGCACGCGCACCGCCGCGCCGCCCGTGAGGGTCGACAGATCGGTGCCGCCCCCCGCTTCGATGGCTTTGCGCAGCGCCTCGGCATCTTGCTGGGTCGCAATGCCGGCCCCGACATCGCCCCGGTTCTGTAACTGCGGAAAAGGGAACATGACTGATTGACTCCAGGCAATGGCAGGGAAAATTACGCGGTCAGCGCTTTCATCAGGTGGGCCGGCACCGGCTCGCCCATATTGAGGTAACTGTTCACCTCGGCGACCTCGACTGGCCCCAGGCGTTGGATCGCCTTGGCCAGCAGGGCGTCACGGTCGGGCGCGTCGGTCGCCGCCGCGGGCGCCGCGGGCGCGTGCAACACGCTCTGATGCCCGCGCGATTGCTTGACCATGCGCTGCTGATCGCGCCGCAGGGACTCCAGGTCGGCGGACATGGATTTCAGCAGGGTGACGGTGTTACTCAGGACCTGATGCGTGGCCGCGTTACGGGCATCGGCCTGTGCGCGCAGACCGGCCAAGTCAGTGCTCAGCGCCAGCAGGGCATCGGTGCCGTCCAGGGCTTCGACGCTGGACCCGTCGGACAGGGTGACGGCGAAGGCTTTGCTGATGGGACGCGCGTCGTCGTCATCAGCATCGCCGGCGCGATCGGGGGCGTCGTCGTCATCATCATCGTCCTTGTTGTCGTCCTGGCCGTCCTGGTGGTCCTCATCCTTGGCCGCCGCGAGGATCTTCGCCTCGTCGTCCTGTTTCGGCTCCGGGGACTTGACCGCTTTTTGCAGCGTGGTCAGGTCCTCCAGCAGCGCGTCAAACTCAGTGTTTGCAGTGCTCATCCGATGCTTCTCCGGTTCTGTGTATGCGCCAATACATCGCGCAAAAAGCGCTCGACCCAGCCGGAAGCCTCGTCGGGCGGTACATGGAAAGTGGTGATGAGGTAGTCAGCCATCGGCTGCGGCCGGGGCTCGCCGCCGCTGCGCAGGTAGCGCGCCAAGGCTTCACGCACGGGGACATAGTCGACCTGGGGCTGGATGACCTGCGGGGCCGGATCGATCGACTCGACACGCACCGCCGCGCCGCCGGTGAGGGTCGCCACGTCGGTGCCGTAGCCGGCTTCCAGGGCCTTGATCGCCGCGCCGCCCATCAGACATTTGGCGAGGACCCCGGCCTCCATGACGGCCGCGGGCGGGACCATGGTATTGACCGGGGTGCGCGACAAGCCGATGTTGCTCCACAGCACGCTAGTGACCGTGGTCTCCTGGGTCACCGGATCGACCTGCCGGCCGCCGCTCGGCACATGACCGGCGACGCTCGGATACCAGGGCGTTGGCGGCGTCACCTTGGTCATGGAGTCCCAGACCATGTTCGCATTGGCCGCCACCGGGCTATCGCCGCGGTACAGTTGCGCCTTGACCAGCGTGCGGGTGTCATCGCCCGTGACTGCAATCGGCTGGCCGATGGCCCACAGATAGGGGTTATCGCCCACCGCCGCGCTGCGCTGGGTGCGATGGTCCAGGTCGATCACGCCATAGCGCAGAAAATAGTCACTGGACGCTTGCAGCGATTTCGCCAACACCCGCTCGCCCTGCAAATCCAGGTGCTCGTTGCTGGCCTCCATGTACAGAATGCGCTCGCCGCCCTCTTCGGCCGGACGCGCCTTGAACAGGCCGGACACCACCAGGACATCGTTGCTCGTATTCATGGGCGGCAGTGTGGCGTCACGACAGCGCGGGGTCGATCATTGGGCTTCATACCGACAGCATGGCGTCACGACGCGCGCCTGTCGTGACGCCATCATCACCGCAGCGGCACCGTCCGGGCGGTCGGAGCCCGTCCTCCCGCCACCTGATTGGACCGGCCTCTATGACGACGTATGCCACCGCGCACGATCCGCGCGCCCCTCACGACGAACGCAACGACGCCCTGGGGCAGTTGCAGCAGACCTACCTGCCGACGCCAAGTGACCTGATCCCGCGGGCGGACCTCGCGCCGGTCATCGACTTCATCGCCGATCAGTACGCGCAGCAGGACGCCGCCATCCTGCGCAAAGCCCAGGCGATCGACTTCATGGGACGGCCCCGCGCCAAGACCGGAATGCAATCGGTCCGCCTCGACCCCCTGCAAGCCCTGGCGTTCGGCAAGTATTACGAGCGGCCCAGCGTGCTGAACACCGACGCCTTGCGCGCCATGGTCGAACAGACCCCAATCCTCAACGCCGTGCTGCTGACCCGCATCCGCCAGGTGCAGCGCTTCTGCCAGCCGCAAGACGGCGGTCGCGGTCCGGGGTTCATGATCGCCCACGTCGACCCGCAGCACGACATCACCCCGCCCGAGCAACGCGCCCGCGAAGCGCTGACGCGATTCCTCACCCACAGCGGCTGGGAATCCCGCCCGCGGCAACGCGCTCGCCTGCGCCGCGACCCGTTCAGCACCCTGATCGCCAAGGCAACGCGCGAGTCATTGACCTATGACGCGCTGGCGATCGAAACCGAGACCCAGCGCGGCACCGGCCTGCTCGATGGCTGCTACGCGCTCGACGGCTCCACCATCCGCCTCTGCCCGGAAACCGGCTACCGGGGCGATCCCGACGTGTTTGCCGTCCAGGTCGTCACCGGCCAAGTCGTCACCACCTACACCCACGACGACCTGATCTACACCCCGCGCAACCCGCGCGCCGATGTGCGCCTGGGCGGCTACGGGCTCGGTGAGACTGAGTTGCTGGTGCGCGTCGTCACCGGCTTTCTCAACGCCATGACCCACAACAGCAAGGGCTTTGACGACAACAGCTTTCCGCGCGGCTTCCTGTCGCTGTTCGGCACCATCGACACCAGCCAGCAAGAAGCCTTCAAGCGCCATTGGCACAGCATGGTGCACGGCCCCAACAACCACTGGCGGATGCCGGTCCTGTTCAGCCAGGACCCAACCGGCAAGGCCGAGTTCACGCGCATCGATGTCGCCGCCGACGAAATGCACTTCGCCAAGTGGATGACCTTCCTCACCTCGCTCATCTGCGCCATCTACGGCATGTCGCCGGCCGAGATCAACTTCGATTCCTTCACCGGCGGCAACACCTCGGCCCTGGCCGGCAGCGACACCGCGCAAAAACTCGCCGCGTCCAAGGATTCCGGTCTGCGCCCGTTGCTGTCGTACCTGGAAGGGGTGTGCTCGGATGACCTCGTCGGCCGCTTCAGCGATCACTACTGCTTCCGCTGGACCGGGCTCGACGAGGACGACGCCGCGCAGCGCCTGGAAATCCGCAAGCTGGTGTTGACGGTGAACGAGCTGCGCGCCGAAGAAGGCTACGCGGCGCTGCCCGGTCCGTTGGGGGATGCGCCCATCAACCCGTCCCTGATCGGGCCGTGGATGCAAATTGCGACCGGTGGAGGACAGACAGATGATACGAGCGGCGCGGACGCGCGAGAGCAAGACGGGGCCACTGCAAGCGCGGACAGCAGCCAACCGGGCGGACCCGACGCGGGCGATCAGGGCGATCAGAAAGCGGCTGCGGCGGCTGCGACTGAGGACGCGCCGACAGCGGGCCGCCGAGGCCGTATGGGGGCTGACGGCGCAGGACGTGGCGACGGGGCTGAGGACGCTGGGGGGCGGTTAGCGAAGGCTGATCCTTATCATGACGACGATGGGCGATTTGCACGATCCCCGCAAGTGCACTACGAGAAACGCCAACTTCATGAACTCTACGACTTCACGCTGAAGCATCCATTGGCGGCGCCAGACGCCATGCTGGTGCGTCTCCAAGCATCCGACCTGGTTGCGCAGTTAGACAAAGGGCCGGCGGTAGAGGCCAGCGACGGATCGATCAAAGTGACAGGAAAGCAGTTGAGTCGTCAGCCGGGCGGCACGGCGCGCGGATATGGCTTGGTCAAGTTTATTTGGAAACACGGGGAGCGTGCGGGCGAGACGGCTGGCTATCATGTGACGCGCGGCGACGTACTGGCTCTGCCGGAAGTCATCCGCTCAACGCCGACGGCGATCGTGTCCGATGCCACCGGTCATCCGGTGCATTGGGAGTGGCGCCGCACGCGCTTCGATGGCAAAACAGCGGTCTATGGCGCCAGCCGCTTCACGTCCAGCGATGACCGCAACCATCTGGTGACGCTCTACATTGAGCAACCGGGACGGGTACAGAAAAGCGGCTCAAATCTCGGAGAGGGGCTGTTTACCCCCATGCCCCGGATACCGGCCTGTGACCTTTCAATCGTTCAACAGGCGGTTGAGCCGCTCACGATCTATTATTGCCCTGCCCAGACCGAAGTCAAGGACGCCATGGAAAAGGCCCTCCACGCCGTCGACCCCCAGGTTTGGACCATCGCCACGTGACGCCGGTCCAGGTCGCCTGCCGCGCCTGTGCCCACTGGGTGCGCGACACGGTAGGCGATGGCACGGGGTTGGGGTCCTGCCTGGCGCAGGCCCCAGCGAGCAAGCGGCCCGGCAGCTTATGGCCGGGATCTTGGTGCGTCTGCCGGGACTATCAGGAAGCGCCGAGCGTTCCAAGCCGATCGGCCATCACGGGCCGCTGATGCTCCGCCGCTTTTTGACCACCACCGTGGGGCGCTTGGAGGGTGCCGCGACGGGCGGGGCAGCGACCTGAACCACGGCCGTTGTCGGCTGCTTGGCTGGCTTCGCCGCCGCCGGTAGCTTCGCCTGCGCCGCCGCGTGCCGCTCCAACTGCTGCGCCCGCGCAAGCGCCTTCGTCGCCGCCGCCGCGCGGTCCTGCTCGACACTCACCCGCGCCAACTGCGCCGCGGCGGCCGTAACCACTCCAACGGGCGCGCCCTGCAAGTTGATCCGCGTCGCGCCCTCAATCAGCAGCCGGCGATAAGTGATGCGGGTGCAGTGATACGCGAGGGCCGCGTGCACCTGCTTGACGTTCACCTCCGGCCGGGTGGCGGTCCAGGCCAGGATCGGCTCCCGAATCCCGATCGCCAGCGGGCGCAGCGCGGCATCGTCGGCGGGGAAGGCCAGCGGGAACGCTTCGCGCAAGGCCAACAGCGCGCGGGAGGGGGGTTTCTTCAAGCTCACGTCGGGATGCTCCGTGGTGGGGGCCGCGTCCGTGCGGCCGGGGTTATCGGCGCCGATGATTCACCAGTCGGTCAACGCCCACAGCGTGTCGGGTAACGCTGGCGTCCAGGGCAGGGACTGGTCCAGCGCCGCGGACGCCTGGCTCCGGAACGCGCGCCACATCTGCGTGGACGACAACAGGATGCCGCGCAGGGCGTGGAACTGGATCAGGGCGCCGTTCACGTCGTGGCCATCGGCCTTGAGTTGGCGCAACAGGTCGCCGAGCGGCGAGCCGATCTGATTGAGCCAGGCCGAGCTGTTGATCATGCCGTCGGCGCTACGCCGGTCGGGCTTCGCCAACTCCGCCGGGTAGTGGTAGCGCGTGGCCGCCGCCCGCGCGGGGGCAAAGCGGTCAATCACCTCGCCGAGGATCGTGGGGGAGGCGAGCGCCACCGGCGCCGGTTCCGGCAACGGCGCGATCCCGACCAACACCCCGTCGCGCAGCGTCACCAGGGCGCGTAGCTGGATCTCGACGCCTGCGCCGGCGGGCGGCGGCAGGCGCGAACCGCCGAGCGCGCCGAGCGTATCCAACACCGTGCGCGTCCACTCGCGCAGTCGGGCGGCGCGCGGGGTATGAATCAGCAGGCACAGCAGGTAGACACCCCACACCGAGAAGATGCGCACCTGCGGCGTGCGCCCGTCACGGATCACCGCGGACATGCCCGCGAACTGGCCCCGGTTGCGGTGGAAGGTGTTCTGCACCAGGTGAAGACCTTCGCCCAGGGCGGCGGCGAGCGTTGAAGCGGCCAGCCAGGGGGCGCCGTCGCGCTCGATCACACGCAGGGTGGTGCCCTCGAAGTCGATGGTGGCGGGGATGGGTTGGGGCACGGCAGAGGGAGCCGCGTACCGTCCGGTCTTGCGGATGGTCGGGAGAATCTCCTCCACCACCAGGCGCTCGAACGCCTGGGCGCTGTCCAGGGTGGAACCGAAGATTAGACGGTAGAGGTCTGGCTCGCGGATGACGCGGGCCTCCTGCATCCGCCCCAAAGCATCCGGGATGGGGTGCAATTCCTGCACCCCACGGCAGTGGGACTTAACGGCAGTTGTCGGGTCCTTGTAACCGAGGGCTTCAGCAACGTCCTTGGCGACAAACAGCGGTTCGCCGTTGTCGTCGGTCAGGACGCGGACTTTGTGGGACTCAAACGAAAAGGGGACCAGGTTGGTCATGGCATAACTCCAGAGCGTCTTTCCCGATGTCAAACGGGGATAGCGGACCGTGCGAGGTTGACATACCGGGCTCTGGGTCCGGCGCACCCGAAAGTGCCCCCGCACGGCCCTAAACTGGAGCCGCGCGTTCGTCCATAAAAAAACCGCCAAGGCGGCGGTTGTCCGCCAGAGTCTTCCGGGATGTCAAGCCCGACCGCTGGGACCCCAGCGGCCCGCAGAGCATAGGTCGGGCGGGGCGCGGGTGTCAAGGCAACACAGGCGCGCTTGACGGTATGGATAATTGTCTATATCGTTATCCGCATGAACTTCACCTGGGACGAATCAAAGCGCACCACCAACCGGAAGAAACACGGGATGGACCTGGCCGCTGCGGCAACGGCCTTCACCGGGCACACGTTCACCTTCGAGGATCGGCGCTTCGCCTATGGCGAACACCGATTTATCACCCTGGGGCTGTTGGGTGTCACCGTGGTCGTGATCGCACACACGGAAACATCCGACACGATTCACGTCATTTCCCTGCGCAAGGCCGATAAACATGAGCAACGCCACTATTACCAGCAAGTGGGATGATACCGACCTGGATACGGCGCCGCCGGTGACTCAAGAGGACCTGGCCCGTGCCGTTCACCGCGTCGGACTACAGCCCGCGCCGGGTAAAAAAACCAAGATCAGCATTGCCCTGGACCCGGACGTGGTGTCATGGTTCAAGCACCAGTCAGGCGAGCGCGGCTATCAGACGCTGATCAACGCCACGCTGCGCGAGGCCATGCAGCGCCGCACCCTTGAAGACACGTTGCGGCGGGTCATCCGCGAAGAGCTTCATCCCGCATGATGTGGACGCGCGAGGGTGGGCGGCGCGCAGCGGCCCCGTCAGTGACTCAAGCGCCGCCCTCAGACCACCACAGAGCGCACCCCGGATCACCCGCCTGCACCCCCAGGTCGCGCTCCTGGCAGCGCCCGGCCACATAGGCGGAACACGTGCCACAGGTCGGGCGCGGGGCGCCTTGCGCAGCCGTCAGAGCGGCCATCTGATCGGGCGGCAGCGCCACGGGCGCATCCATGAACATCACGCTGGCCCCGCCATAAGCCCGCGCCCAGGCCACATCGCACAGCATGTTGGCGTAGGCAAAGTGCGGGTCCATGCCGACCTTGCTCACCTTGGTCCGCCACCGCCCGGTCTCGCCGTCGCGCTCCGAGATCAACGCGACACGCGTCAGATGCTCAAAAATGATGTCGCGCAGCAACAGCACGCGCCGCGGCGGCCCATCGCGATAGTCGCACTCCAGGCCGCCCGGATCGGGGAACAGACAGGTCGCCCCGGTGATCCGCGCCACCGAGGCTTGCATCGCCTTGTACTGGTTCAGCCGCACCGTCCAGCGGTCCCGGTCTTCGGTGTTGGTCTTCTGGTCGGTGCGCGCGATCTGATCGCCCCACACCTGGGTATCCGCCTGATCGCCATAGCTGGCCACGAACACCCGACCCGCCAGCCGGTTGGCGAAACGCTTGGCGTCATTCCAGTTGGGCAGCCCCTCCACCACGCAGCACTGCACCCCGTACTGCGCCATCAGCACGTCGCACCGTGCGAAGGGATCGGCGTCGAAGATCGCCTCGGCATGAATCAGCGCTTGGCGGCCGTCGGGCAGCCGCGCCTTGATCAGCACGCAGTTGAACCCGCCCATCTGATCGATGCCCATGAAGGTCTCGCGCCCGCTGGTCTGCCACCGCACCCCGACCAGGGCGCCGGCCGCCACGCACGCCTGCAGGTGGTCGCGCGTCACCGGGATCTGTGACGGGTCGGCGTAGGGCCGCCCGAGCTTGCGGTTGTAGAAACTCGCCCGCTGCTCGCCGGTCTGCATCGCCTGCCACTCGGCCAGCAACTGCCCCGCGGTCACCGTCGGGCTCAACACCTGCGACAGGCTGTAGCTCTGGATCGTCCGCTCGGGGAACTGCGCCCGCCACTCCCCGTGCTGCGGGTCAGCGATCCAGGCCCGGCACGTCGGGCAGCGGTACCGGTAGATGTCGGTGGCGGGGTCCAGGGCGATCACCTTGCCCAGCCGCTCGGGCAGGTACTCCGACAGCACGGCACTGTTCCCGCACCCGGCGCAGCGCGTCCAGAACTGATGCTGAGTCCCTTGCAGGTACCAAAAATGAATGTCGGCATCCGGCCATTGCGGAGTCGACAGCAGCAGCGTGAAGCGAATCAGCGACGCGCTCAGGCGCTCGCGCACCTTGCTGACGTCGCCGGGGCTCATGTTCTGCACCTCGTCGAACGACACCACGTCCGCGGGGAAACTCTCCGTCATCGTCGCGCCCGATGTCCAGAGGAACAGAAAAATCGACTCCCCCAGGGTGCGCGTCAGCACGTTACCCTCGCCGGTGCGCTTGCTCGCCCCGTCGGCGTCGACGCTGATCGTCATCCGCTTGTAGATGTCCGGCACCGAGCGGACCAGGCGCATGAACCGGTGGGTCGACTTGTAGGGCGCCAGCTTGGAGTCTGGCACGTACAGGGCGATGGTCGCCGGCTCCCACTTCATGGCCATGTAGAGATCGGCTAAGACTTCCCACACCGTCAGGCCCATCTGGGCGCCTTTCATCAACACGATCATCCGGTCATAGGCGTCGGCCGGATGGGTCGGGATCAGGTCATAGATCGCATGGAGCGCGGGCCGGTTGTCCAGCGTGAAGGGATGCCCGTCGACCGCCAGGCCGGCCGCCGCCAGCCTCCCGCACCAGGCCCGAAACGACTCGTCCTTTCCTGGGGCGATGCTGGCATCCGTGGCCAGGGCGCGCTTGCGGCGGCGGCGCTCAAGCTCGGCGGCGGCGCGAGCCTTGGCGGTTAGGGCGATGTCAGGCGCTCCCGTCGCGGTATCGGCGAAATCTCCTGATACATCGCATCCCCCCAGCTAAACCGCATCGCCCTTGAGCATCACCGGCTTCGCGAAAAACACCGGACAGTCGCGCCCATCACCCAAGTGCCGACAGGCGCTCGGGCTATCTGGCGCCCAGTACGGTACATCGGTGCGTCCGACAAGGGCGCGGCAGACGCCAGCGTTCATGTAAGTCGCCTTCCAGTGCCAGCAGTTTCCGCAGAGCTTTGGGGCGTTAGACATCGACCAACAACTCCAGCACGGCCAGCGACGCTTCTTTGTTCTTGTGCTGCGACCGGCGATTGCTGCACTCGACCGCGCACCCCGTGGGTAAGTGGACGATGCGCACGCCGGTGTTTGGTTTTCCAGTGATCATGCCCGTGGTCGGCTTGGGTGGGTGGATTGTGATGATCAGGTCTTCGGGGTTGAGCATGTCATCGCGTCCAATCGTGCTCTAAGTACCCTGACTCGCTGTCGATCTCGACAGCTTGCCGCGGGGTCAGTCCAGCGGCCTTGATGGACGCGCACATAGCCTCTTTTGCAGATTCAGACCCGGCGGCCCAGGCTGATCGAAGGTCTGCGACGCTGATGATCATATTAAAGCCTCTCCCGAATAATCGCACCACGCTTTGCGAGCCCGTGCCCACGCGCCCATAAACTGCTGCACGGTCGTGATCTGCGGTTCACCATGAAACCCAGGCATCGCAGCGTCAAACGCATCTGCTGCGACGCGTAACGGATGATCATCAGGCAATTCGTCAGCGTCGGCACGGGCGCGCATTTTTTTGGCTATGTCAGTTACGCTCATTGCTCGTCGGCCTCGCGCATCGCCTGATCAATCCGCAGCAGTTCGGCTTTGTAGATCGCAGCGTCCATCGCGGCCTTTTCTTTCTTGGTCATCGCCATGTCATTTACCCCTCACCATCGCCTCAAGTTCCGCGTCGCTCAGCTTCGTGATGTCTTTCGGGCCGGGGTCGTCGAGTGACCACGCCTTGCGCTCCAGCGAATGGATGTTCATGAGAACCTCGCTCGATATCTTTGCCGCCTTCAAGTCGTCGAACGCCAGCGCCTTGGCCTGCTTATCTTCGGCCGCCTTGTGCGCCCTGACCGCGGTGTACAGCATTCCCCGAACCACCCCAGGCTCCTCCTGGTGGCGCCGCTGGACTTCCGCCGCTCGGTCGGCTGCTGCATTGATTGCTTCGGCTTTTTTAACGGGGTCTGCGTTGACTACGCCGTTGACCTTTGCGTTGACTTTTGCGCGAATCGCTGCGCCAACATCATCAGAAACGCGCCATTCTCCGCGGGTTGCCTTGCGCGAGATCGCCGCCTTGTCAACATGGTGCCGGCCTTCAAGCTCGCGCAGGGTGGCCCCCGCCTCAAACTCGGCGCGAACCGTCTCCCACTGGTCTGCGGTTAGCCTTGGCATAGCGTCGGGGTCCGCCCGGTATGGTCCTGGTATCGTTGAAGTGCGACCGCAACATACCCAGGGGATATTTCGCTCGCCCGCACGCGTCGGCCCAGGTTCTCGCCTGCGATAATGGTTGTTCCGGAGCCAGAGAATGGTTCGTAAACCAGCTCGCCCGTGTCGGTGGTGAGTTTCATGAAGAAACTCGGCAGCGTCACAGGGAACATGGCCGGGTGGTCAGCTTTTTCCATATTGTTTCGCAGCCAAAGCACATTACTCGGCCTTGCGATTCCGCTTCGATACTTTCCGTCAACCCCGACATTTCCATTCGCAGACAACCCGCTTTTGTCCTTGTCGTACACCCTGATCATTTTCGACTCCTTACCCGCGCATCTCGGGTTAAACTTTATTTTTTCCCGTCTCGTAAAGTGATAAATATCCTCATAAAGATCCACCATTGACGCATCACCAATGTCAGCAAATCTTTCGGTATCGACATCAACGCACTGAACCATCCAGGTTATCTTGTCCCTTTTCGTGAAAAAATGCACTGGCTCGAAATCATTCTTCAACCTGTCCATCCAGGCACCAGGCAACCCCGGCTTAGCCCAAATCAACTGATCGACATAGCGCCATCCAGCAGCCCGTAAGACCTTAATCGTCTCGAAAACATACAGCGACCGCTCGCCGTCTTCGACGTGCTCCTTGATGTTGACGAAGAAGCTCCCATCGTCGGCCAGGTACCGCTGCACATTTGCTGCCACGCCCGCGAACCACTCCGGATACTGATCGACTGGCGTTCCACCATAACTGCTTTTGCGCTGCATGGCGTAAGGCGGCGAAGTAAAACAACAGTTGGCGAGTTCCCCGCCCATCAGCCGACCGATGTCCGCTTCCGACGTACAATCCCCGCACAGCAGCCGGTGATCACCAAGAGCCCACAACTGGCCCGTGACAACACCCCACTTCTTGCGCAACTCCTCTGCTTGATCAACCTGCGGCGCGGTATCCGCATCAGCGTCTCTGTCCCCATCAGGCGTCGACTCGACCCCCCCCATCAGCGCATCCAACGCCTCCGCATCAAACCCCGTCAGGTCCAGGTCGTAGTCCTCCAGCCGCAAATCCTCAAGCTCCAGCGCCAGCAACTCTTGATCCCACTCGGCAAGATCGGCCATCCGGTTGACGCTGATCCTGAACGCCTTGATCTGTGTGTCAGTCAGGTCATCGGCCAGCAGCACCGGGACCGTCTCAAGGCCCAGGCTGCGCGCGGCCTTCAGGCGCAAGTGACCGTCGACCACCAGTCCGTCCGATCTCGCCAGAATCGGCACTTTGAACCCGAACTCACGGATCGCTGCGGCAACGCGAGGCACCGCATGATCGTTCTTGCGCGGGTTGCGCGCGTACTCAACAAACCGATCCAGCGGCCAATACTCAAGCTCTTGATGCTCAATCACGAATGCACTCCCGCAGGCTCCCCCACAAACTTCACCACCACCCGGCTCGGCTGCTCCAGCGTCGGCTTTGGATTCAGCACGCACGCCAGGCCCGCCAGGCGCCCGTTCGGCATCGCCGCCCCGCAGGTGCAGATCGCCTCAACCCGGTCGGGCGCCTCGGCTTCGCACTGCGAACACCGGTACACCGCCCCCCCGGCCGGCCCCTGACGGCGCATGACCCGGCCAAAGCAGACCCGGCACACGTGATTCGTAAACTCCCACAGCGCGCCATCAGCCATGCGCGGACACCCCGCGACTGATCAGCGCTCCAGGCGCCCGCGACGCGGCCCACAGGGCAGCCTCAACCAGTGACGCGGCAGAGCGCGCCACGGGGCGCCCGTCGACCACCAGCAGCAGCGGCGCCAGCGGCACCGCCCGGCACGGCGGTTGCCCGCGGCGGTTCCGCCCGATCCGCACCTCCCGCTCGCGGTTGTAGCAACTCACGCAGATCCCTGTCGATGCGATGATCCGCAGGTTGGACCTCCCGCAACGCACGCAGACATGGCCCGCAGGCACCGCAGGAGCGGCCTGGGAGCCCGCGCCGGCATGTTCCGCCCCGATCGTACAGCCGCGGCACAGCCGGGCGGCATTGGTCGCGTCAGCGGTCAGCCCGCGCTGCCACAGCTTGGCGCACGCCGACGGCAAAAGCAGAAGCCCTCCCGATTGCCTGGGGCACAGAAAGGTTTCAGCAGAGTGATTGCACATCGTTCGGCTCCGGTGTCAGGGCTGCTGATGGATTCGATCACGCGTTAGAAGGGGATATCGTCGTCCCATGCCTGTTGGTCGGGCGGCGGCGCGTCGGCGCGTCCTGGGGCCGTTGGCGCGGCCTGGGAGTAGCTTCCGCTGCCCAGCATCGCCATCACCTGCTCGGGGTCGATACGGAACGCCCGGCCCAGCACGGCGGCGGCGCGCGTCTCGGCGGACTCGTCGCGGGTCCGGGGCTCGAAGGCCAGGCTGAAGAACCGGCCCTTGCTGCCATCCTTGACCCATGCCGAAATCCAGAACTCGGCGCCGTCGATCAGGGCTGATCCCTTGTGGGTCGGGTGCCGGTCGGACGTGGCTTTGTCGTTGCGGAAGAGGGCGCCGGACAGGTCGCGTGGTTCAAAGGCCATGGCTAGGGGTCTCGGTGTTTCGCTCAGCTTCGTCTGAGCCGGGTTCGTAGTCGGCGCGCGGGCAGTCGGCCAGCGGGGCGTTAGGCCACGTTTTTTGAGCCATATAACAACCAGTTGGGCGGGTATGCGCGCATGACCAGCAGGTCAAGGATGGCGTTTTTAGGTTGGTTATTTCGCAAGGTTGGTTACACCGTTGGTTACGATTTTTTTCTTTATATTTCATATCTATAACCAACCTAACCAACCTAACCAACCTAAAAGAGAGTTATATAAAAATCGACGACAATAATCGACGACAATACCAAGGGGCCATATTGCTATTTCCTGGCGAAGAAATGAAAAACGCAAAAAGGTTGGTTAGGTTGGTTATGCCTTTGATGTCCTTAATAAAAAGGTTGGTTACTGAGGTTGGTAAGAGGTTGGTTAGGTTGGTTATTTTTTCTTTGGCCGGTAACACCACCCGCCTCCTGTAAGCTGCTTGCGCTCCCATCCTGCGCGCTTGAAGATCGCCGACACCCGCATCTGATCGGATCGAGTCTGCTTGCCCTTGTCGATGTTCAGGCAGGTGAACAGCGCGTCATACGTGGTGGTCTCCGGCTCTACTGGCGGAAATTTCAGGGGCGCATCCTTTATGATCTGAGCAAGCATCGCATGAATCGGCGTTTCCCATGGGTCCCCCACATAGCTTGCTTCCTGGTGCTCGATAGCATTGGGTATCGACCACCACTTGCCGGTCGTCCCATTAGCGACCCATGTCATGGCTTCGGCAAACAACTCGTCGCGCACCGCGGTAACGCCTTCGGCATCGATCTCGCTGTTCACGCGCACCGGAAGGAATCGACGCGCACCGGTGGAGTCTGTTTGCCAACTGTCGCTGTTGGTTCCGCCGACGAAGATGCACTGGCGAGGATGGCGCTGATGTCCGGTCTCAAACAGCCCGCGGTAGTTGTCCGTTTGGCTGGTAATAACCTGCTTGATCCGCGTCGTCTCGGCCTTGCTGAACTGGTCCAGTTCGCCAAAGTCCGCGCACCATATTCCGCGCAGACCGATGAAAAAGTCTTTGCTGTTGAGGCTATCAACCACTTCGGCGTACCAAGGGGAAAACAGCGCAGACCATAGTTTTGTCTTGCCTGCCCCCTGAACGCCCTCAAGGATCACCATCAAATCGACCTTGCACCCTGGCTTGATGATACGCAGTACAGCGGAAATAAACAGCGCTCGCGCGACTGCGACATGATAGGGGTCTTCCCGCTTCGTTCCGCAGAACACACTGAAAAATTCATCAATACGCGGCGTTCCGTCCCATTTCAGCCCATTCAGATAGTCGAGCACTGGGTTGAACTGGTTGTGCTCCGCGACTGCTGCCAGGGCTTCCGCAACATCCGTAGTCGGGACCTTCTCGCCGGGTATCCAATGCCGCTCGATTTCGGCCTTGATCTTGGTTACCGCTACCTTTTTGGCATCCTGGCCGTCGATGCTGACCTGCTCAGAAAACAGGTTCAGCTTGATGCGGTCCTTGAACATCGGCGCGTTCTGAAGGATCAGGATCAGGTTGTGAACCCGGCATACTACTTGGTCGCTGCCGTCATTATTGACTTTGACGATCAGCGCGTCGCGCCAATCGCCCGCGGCGCGTCGTGGCGCCTCCTGCTTTGGCTTAGACTCCGGCTTCCGCTTGATCCGGTCCAGAATATTGGCGACCACCGCGGGCTCTTGCCCCGGATCGGTGGGCTTATGGGTCATCACGCCTTCACCCCATAGATCGCGTAAAGCGCCACCACCAGCCGTTTCGCGGCCAGTATCTCGCGCTCCGAGATCGCATCCGGGACCGCCTGGATGTGCTGGTAGCGATTGCGCGTGGCTGCATCGATCTGTCGGTAGGTCACCCGCTCGCCGATCGCCATATCCAGAATCATCAGTTCCGGCCAGGCGGCGGACTCAAGCTCGCGCTGCATCGCAACCGCGCGGCGGCGCTTGGTCTCGCCGCGATCTTCAGGCTGAAGATCCATCCCGGCCCGGCCGGCGAGGGCTTCCAGCGCCTTGCGGAAGCTCAGTCGGTCATACTCTTGAAGCCAGTCCAGGGCATCGCCGTGCGCCCCGCAACCAAAACAGTGATAGAACTGCTTGCTCGGGCTGACCGTGAACGATGCGGTTTTCTCGTCATGGAACGGGCAGCACGCTTGATAGTCGGTCCCGGCCTTGCGCAGTTCGACGGCATCGCCGATCAGATCGACGATATCGGTCGCGGCAAGAATGGCGCCGATATCGCACCGGTGGATGGTGTTGAGCGTCCGCGGGCGGTCGCTCGGTTTCTGACCGGCTGGCAGACAGTCATAGATCAGGTCCATACTGGGGCGGATTGCGGCCTCGTAGTCCTCGCGACTCATGTCAGGTCCTCCGGTGACCGGGCCACGATGGCGAAGCCGCCCGCATCGGTAACGTGATCGCGGAAATGCTGCTGCTTGACTCGCTCGCGCCCGACCAAAGTCTTGACCTCGACCGCAGCAAACTGCGCGATGGTCGTCCCAATGTCATCAAGTCTGATGATCCTCGCGCGGTAACCGATCAAGTCTGATGATCCCTTGCACAGCCCGGCGTGAAGCGGGCGCGGATTTTTAATCAGCACTGAGCCGTCGGGTAAGTGGACGACTTTCCCAACCCAGCCAACCCCGACGTTGTTCCTCCAGAGGGTCAGCCCAGCATTGCTTGCAACCAAGCGAACGGCGTTCTGAATGTCGTGCTCGACTGTCATGCCGTCACCTGCTGCGCCGCCCGTTGCTCAGCCTTCGCCTGCCGGGCCTGCCACACGAACCGCGCCCAGCCGGGCTTATGCCCCAGCTTGCGGCCCAGTTCTTCGAGTTCTTCGATGGTCTTCGCCGCCGCTTGGGCCTGCTTCGCAGCGCGCCGTACTTCCATCGGGTCCACCTGCTCTAGCTCGCCGTCGACCTCTTCGATCTCGCGCGCCTGGACCGGGTACAGGAATCCGCACTTCGGGCAGCGGGGGGCGGGGCGGTGGACGTGGTAACAGTTGTCGCACTGGCGAACCGGCAGCGCGTCCGGATCGGCGGGTTTCTTGGCGCCTTTGGGGCGGCCCATCAGCGACCACTCGCGATCGTCGTCCGGAAGGCCGTGGCGATAGACGTTGCCGACGTGATCGAGCACGACGGCGCGGGTCTTCCCCGGCGCCGGGCGCAGCACGCGTCCGACTTGTTGCAGGTACAGCCCCAGCGATTGCGTCGGCCGCAGCAGGATCGCTGCCGACACCACGGGAACGTCAACACCCTCGCTGATGATCTCGCAGGACGTTAGCACCTGGAGCCGGCCGGCACCCAGGTCAGCGATGCGCGCGGCGCGTACCCCCGCATCCATCTTGCCGTCGACGCTGGCCGCCGAATACCCAGCCGCGATGAATTGCTCGGCCACATGCTCAGCATGGGCGACGCTGGCGCAGAACGCGATTGCGGGCTCGCCTGGGCACAGCCGCCGATAGTGAGCGACCGCATCGCCAGTGATGCACGGCTTATCCATTGCGGCGGCAACCTCGCCGGCGGCGAAATCACCGCCACGGGTGGAGACTCCGGACAGATCGATCGGCGCACCGCGTGGGGCGTAGACCACAGCAGGCGACAGATAACCGCGGGCCGTCAGCTCGGCCACCGTCGGGCCTTGAATCATGTGATCGAAGATTCCGCCAGCAACAACGCCCAGCCCCTGGCCGTCCAGCCGCTGCGGGGTCGCCGTGACACCGAGGATGCGCGCGTCATCGTAATAGGCCAGCACCTGACCCCATGTCGTTTTCCCGGTCGCATGGTGGGCCTCGTCGACAATGATCAGGTCCGGTCGCCAGCGCAGCCGCTCCATGCGTTTCACCAGGGTCTGCACGCTGGCGATCTGCACCCGGTGACCCTGAAACGTCGACATGCCCGCGGAAATCGAACCGTGCGCGACGCCAAAGTCATCGAGCGTCCGCGAGGTTTGGCGCAGCAATTCGCGCCGATGCACCAGGATCAGCACGCGTTTCTCTTTCGCTGCGGCCTGGTCGGCGATCGACGCGAACGTGACCGTCTTGCCCGAGCCGGTCGGCATGACCAGCAGCACGGCGCGCAGCCGACGGGCATAGCACGCCCGCGTCTGCGTTTCCGCACTCGACTGGTAGTCGCGCAGAATGATACTCACCGCCGCGCCCCCTCACGCTCCCGCTGACACCCCACGCACCGCCCATAGTGCCGCCGTTGCTCGGTCAGCGCCTCGCCGCAGTCCGGGCAATGGGTCGCATACCGCAGGGTGCCACGGGCGTGCTCGATGGCGCGGGCCAGGTCGGCCTCGATGCGTTGTTGGGCGAAATCGGCGTCATCCATCAGGCAGCTTCCTGAGCAAACAGACTGTCTAAAACCCACTTTGGGTATTGGTTGACGATGCCGAAGCGCGGGTCGGGGACGTGACCGATGATGATGTCGTGCTCCTTGCAGAAAGTCGTGGCGACCTTGCCCATCTTGGCCGCGTCGGCATACGGCAGGCTGCCGCCGAGCTTGGCGTAGCGGTGCCAACCGATGACGGTGAAATAGTCGTTGGCGGTTTCGATCTGCTGTAACTGGCGAGTGTTGCTGTCCATCTGCCGCTGCATGGCGGCTTGCGCGACCTCCACGGCCAGTTGCCGCTGCTTGAGTTGATCGACTTCGACCAGCGCGCGAATGTGGGCAGCGATGATGGGGTCGGTCACTGCTGGGGCTGCGGTCTTAGCTTCAAGCTCCTGCCAGCGATCGACCAAACGGCCGGTGAACTCGGGGGAGAGTTGGGCAACTACGATGATGGAATCACGTCGCCCAGTCTCTCCGGAAAATCGGTAAATCTTGACGGATTTTGGTCCGGGACCATCGTTGTGTACTTCCTGAAATTCAGGAAGTGTTATAACTCCTTGTTCAGCAAGCCGCACTATCAGCGCCCTCACGTTGTCGTGACGCTTCTCGACCAATGTGGAGATATCCAAACTGGTCACGCTCGCCGTCGCGCTAGGAAGTGCTACAATTTCATTCGTCATCGATCGATACCTCTATCTATCGGTTGGTGATCGCCGGCCCGGTGTTTGCGTCACCGTGTCGGCATTTTTTTGTGTTCGTGGCGTTCAATCCCGCCAGTCCGGGTCTTCGACAAACGGCACGCCGGCCGTGCGTTCCTGCTCCGACTCGCCCAGCGATTGCAGGCGCGCCATCCGGCAGCCCTCGCCCATCGGGACGGTGCGCTGCAAACACCCAAGCCCGTGAGGTGACCATGCCTCGCATCCAGCGCAGATTTCCGGATTTGCCTCGCTCATTGGTACGCCCTCTCGGTGCGATTCCCCGACACCACGACGGTGATCACCGGCCACAGGAACCCGGTCGCGTCGCGTTCGCCCACGCGCTCATCGAGCGGAAGCTGGATCTTCGGCTTGGTCTCTTTGCAGGCCGCGCACTGCATCGGCGTGCCGCCCGCCTTGTCCATCTGCGCCTGCCGCCGCGCGAGCCCGCTATGGTTGTAGGTCGCGCGCGTCCCACAGCAGCAGGTCTCCACCTCGTAGAACGATCGCTCTTGCTGATGGGCCGCGATCGTGATCTGGATGACCCGCGTATTGCCGACCACATCCCCCGGCCGGTAATGCCTCCATGTCTTGGAGCGGCTCACCGGTCACCCCCGCGCCCTACAGCGCCCCGCATATCCCTATCCTGCGCCGCCTCGCCACTGGCGTTTTCGTGATGCAGCGCCGATGCTTTCTCCGCAAGGTCGGCAGCAATCAGCCGCCGCACGTAATAGGAAACGCTGCGGTCTTCGGCCTTCGCCGATGCTTGCAGCGCCAGATAGGTCTGCGCGTCAACCCAGATTTTTATGTCGTGATCCACGAGTGGGGGTCTCATCAGTGGCGTCCATTGCATCCAAAAAAATGCCCGCCCGCGTTGCCGCGGACGAGCGCAAACCCCGCGAACGGGGACGAGGAGGACCTGGAGATCATTGGCCCGACGGGCACGGCGGTGCGGCCAGTTCGGCTTCGAGTGTCTTGATGCTGTCGTCGACGGCCAGGCGCTGCACTTCCCAGACGGGGTCATCGGCGCTGTATTGGACCAGGCGGTCCAGGAGGGCGCGCTGGCCGATCATCGCGGAGAGGAGTTCTTCGAGACGGCCGCGGTTGTTCATGGCGAGACCTCGGTGGGTGCGGGAAGGCGAGCGGGGCAGGGCTCCGACGCTGGCAGGTCAGCGCGGCGCAGCGCGCAGGCCCAGGGCGTGCGCAACGGGTCGGTGTTGCGGTCTTCGAACCGTCGGCAACCGATGCGCTCGCTGCCGCACGTGGTCCCCAGGCAGCGGCAGATATCGATGGGCAGGCTCATAGCGCCGTCTCCTCCGTGATGGCGTCTGCCCAATCGCGCAGCAGAACCACTGCGCCGGCCAGCTCGGCCGCGTGATGGGGCCAGGGATCGGCGGTGATCTGGGACATGTCGGCGGCGACCGCCGAGAGGCTGTCGGCGTGAATCCTCATCCTGACGGCGATCATCAGCGGATTGGGCGGGAGAGGCGTCGTCATGCCGCTGCCTCATAGCCAGAGCACACCGGAAGTTCTGGCCGCTCCGCGTGCTGGATGATGCGTTTGCTCGGCTCGGACAGGTGATCAGGGTGAGAGCACCCCGCCACGTAGCCGCGCCCTGGAACCACGTCCCGCGGCGGTGGCGGATGGCGGTCCGACTCAATGACGTGACGGCATGTGCCGCAGTGCTGCGGGGCAGTGGTCATGCCGCCCGCTCCTGGGGCTCGGGCGCAGTCGGCGGTAGGCCAGGCGCCGGCCCGAAGATATCCGGGCGCAGGTCATAGACCGTGACGGCGCCGTTGGTAGCGTGCTGGATGGCACGACACAACTGGGGTGCCACCGGGCGTATGTTCGTAACCATTTGATATAGATAGGCAGGGGATATCGTCAGGTCCTTTGCCAAGGCCCGGCGACCGCCGCTCGGTAACGAATCGTAGTAAGTGCGGATATCCATGTGCAGAAATATAGCCTCTGCTACATGTTTACGCAATAGCCAAAGCTACACTAGCGGCTGCTATTGTGCTGTCATGTCCAGACGTGACCAACTTCAGTTATTAGTAGACACCCGCGCCGAGGGCAACCAGGCCGCGTTTGCTCTCATGGTGCACAGAACACCGCCTGTGATCTGGCAATACCTGAGCGGGCACAGAGAGATGGGGGAAAAATTCGCCCGTCATATTGAGAAATGTTTGCGGCTCCCCGCTGGCTGGATGGACCAACCCCACGACGCTTTGCCCGATCGCCCCGCTCCCACCCAGCAGCCCGCGGAGGACAGCCCTGTAGGCGTGGCAGCGTCAGCCCTCACGCCACGCCAGCAGGCATTGCTCGGCTACTTCGACGGACTCACCGAGGCGCAGCAAGAGGCCGTGCTGCGAGAACTTTCGGAAAAGAAACAGGTGAACCAAGCGATCGTCGCGCACTTTCTCGCCCGGCAGAAAGCGTCGTGACGGGCGATGAGCGCGACCCCGGTGTATCGCAAGAAGATCACGCGGCCAGACGGGCTGGTGATTGAGGCGGTGGTGTGGCGCGTGGCCCCGCCGGTGGCGGGCTGCACCCACCCCTTCAAGTATCGGCTGTACGCGGGGCGGGACGGGCGCTGTGTGGTGCGCTACGACAACGAGCGCGGCAAAGGCGACCACAAACACCTGGGGCGGGTCGAAGTGGCCTATGCGTTCCGCTCCCTGGATCAATTGATGGCGGATTTCAGCGCGGACGTGAACCGGCTCGGAGGTCATGATGGCGAAAGCGGTAATTGAATTATCTGACTGGCAGCAGATGCAGGCCGAGCTGCGGCAGACGGCCCGCCGCTTAGACGCGGGTGCCGACCTGCCGGAAGCAGACTATCACCTGGGGTACGCCACCGCGGCGCAGCTCCTCGCGGACCTGACCCCGGCGCGGCTGACGCTCCTGGACACGCTCAAAGGGTTGGGGCCAGTGGCCGTTGAAGACCTGGCCGCGCGGTTGGAGCGGCCCCTCGGCCGCGTCCGCACCGATATTGCCAAGCTCCTGGATCTGGAGTTGATTACGCAGGATGCCGCGGGGGCAGTCGGTGTCCCGTGGGATGAAGTCCTGATTCGCCTGGCCAGCGTTGGTGCCCAGGCGGCCTGAGATGTCGTCATCCGAGGCGGCCGGCGTCGCCTCGTTGGTCATCAAGTCGTTCTTCTGAGTCGCCGGGGCCGGGGAGCATCCCCTGCCCTGCCCCCCTGACCCCCTGACCCGCTTCGGCGGGTTTTGTTTGCCTGCGCAATAAATATGTAGCAAAAGCTATTGACGCGGAATATAGCGATTGCTATATTTTATCCCAAGCCAGCCACATCGGCCGGCACCCACGGGAGACCGCCCCATGATCGCCGCAGCCCCTGCTGACCTGTACTTCCCAGGCATTACCACCGAGCACCTGGATCGCCGCGCCGTGCGCCGGGCGCACAACCTGCCGCGCACCGCCCGCGGGTTCGACCTTTACAGCACCAGCGGCCACCGCGGCCGGCAGATGCTCAAGCGCCGCATCCGGCGCCAGACCGGCTTGACCTCAATTCGCGGCCTGTAAGGAGAACGCCATGTACAACCCCCGCCTTGTGCTGGATGAAGACGACGCACTGGAGTTCGCCGCCGAGGAGAAGCGCTCGGAACTCGACGATCAGCCTTTCCGCGATGCGGTGATGGAACTGGTCTCGGGTCTG